TCAATCCCTTGGACGGCAGACCGCGTTGATTTTGAAACGCAAGCGGGCGATCTACTAGACCTAGTGGCCGCTTAACTTTTCCCTGAGCTCGGCCCGCAAGGGCCGCGCGGGCCCGCTTCGGCGGGCCTTTTCTTTTTTCCGCTTTGCGCTATACTTTCCGGGCGGGCATATGCCCGCGTTGATTAATCAATACAGGAGAAAAACATGGTAGACCATAGGAATATCGCGGAGGACTTGTATTTTGTGCGCATAGGGTCCGATTCGCTTGATGACGTTCGGGCCTTTCAGTCTCGAAGCGGCGCGGCCGCTTATTTTCGGCGTATAGCGGCCGAGCTCGCTCGATACGGCCAAGAAATCGAAGGGTCAATACATATCGCGCCTAGGTTGTCCGAAATCGTGGAATATCCCGATTACGTTTTATCACTGGGCCCGCGCGGCGGCCTGAAAATCGAGCGCGCATAATCCGGCCCGCTTTGCTTTCCGGCCCGCTTCGGCGGGCCTTTTTTTTCGCCCGCATAAACCGGGCCCGCGTCCCTGTACATTATTTTCACCCGTGATAAGGGAAGCTTTATTTTGCTTTTTCTCGCTTTGCTCGCCCGCCCGAAAGCGGGCCCCGTGAGCCATGGCCTGTTACCCTTGAAACATACCGCGCGGCCCGCTCCCGGCGGCCCGTGGGCCGTGCTCCGTGGGCCTGAGCTCCCGGGCCGTGGGCCGCGTTACATTGGCCCGTGGGCCTGAGCTCCCGGCCCGCGTTGATTCGCGCTCCCGGCGGGCCGTGGGCCGTGCACTATTGGCCGCGCATGGCGCGCTCGCATGGCGGCCCGTGGGCCGCGTCCCGTGGGCCGTGGGCCGTGGGCCTTGGGCCGAGTCCCGGCGAGCATTTAAGCTGCAGATCGGCGAAGTGAGCACCCACTAACCAAAAATGGCCCCCCGTCGCGCAGGACGCAGGCCTAGGCCCGATTTCACACAAATAGTTACCAATTCAAAAGTTTTGAGGTATGGTTCCACGTGAAACACCCCCTTTCCTTGCAAAATCAATTGCCTAGAAAAATTTTTGCAAAATTCAAAACCTATGACCTTATCAAATCAACAAGACGTTGAAGCCGAACGCGTAAAGCTCGAACTTCGACTCTTGCAGCTTGAAACCCAAGAACGTGCCACTTCAAGCTTTCTGGACTTCTGCCGCTACGTATGGCCTGAGATGATCGTCGGCGAGCACCACCGTCGGATCGCGAAGAAGTTGGACGACGTGGTAGCGGGCCGTTGTAAGCGGTTAATGATCGCTATGCCTCCCCGTCATGGCAAAAGCCAGATGGGCAGTTATCTGTTCCCCGCGTACCTAATGGGCAAGAGGCCTGATTCGAAACTCATTGTCGGTTCGCACACGGCGGAGTTAGCGCAGCGTTTTGGCCGGATGATTCGAAACCTTGTAGCGGAGGAGCGTTATCGGGAGTTGTTTCCGGATTTCTCGTTATCGGCGGATTCCAAGGCGGCGGGCCGGTGGGACACGAACGCTGGCGGTGAAGCGTTCTTCATCGGTAAGGGCGGTGCGATGACGGGCCGTGGCGGTAACGTGGTGATCCTTGATGACATCTTGGACGAACAGGACGCCTTGTCGGACACCGCGATGGAGGGCACGTGGGAGTGGTACACGTCTGGTCCTCGTCAGCGTTTGCAGCCGGACGGCTCGATCATTATCATTAATACAAGATGGCGGACGGATGATCTGTCGGGCCGCTTGTTAAAGCAGCAAGGCCAGTTGAAATCGGACCAGTGGGAGGTGTTGGAGTTCCCGGCTATTTTGCCGAGCAACACGCCTTTGTGGCCGGAGTACTGGAAGTTGGAGGAGTTAGAGAAGGTCAAGATGTCGATTGGCCTTCGGAAGTGGCAAGCGCAGTGGCAGCAGCAGCCGACCTCGGAAGAGGGTGCCATTTTGAAAAGGGAGTGGTGGCAGCGATGGACGCACAACTCTCCGCCCAAGTGTGAGTATTTGATCCAGAGTTACGACACGGCGTACTCGAAGAAAGAGACGGCGGACTTCTCTGTGATCACGACGTGGGGTGTTTTTGTCCCGGACGCGGACTCGGGTCCGAACATTATTTTGTTGGATGTCGTCAAGGGCCGGTGGGATTTTCCGGAGTTAAAGCGAATTGCCAAGGAGCAGTACAGCTATTGGAATCCGGATAATGTCTTGATCGAGGCCAAGGCCACAGGTGTTACTTTGCAACAGGAGTTGCGTCGGGTGGGAATACCTGTGACGATGTACAACCCCGGTGGCAGGCGAGCCGGGCAGGACAAGATCAGCCGGGCGCATGCGGTAGCCCCTTTGTTTGAGAGCCGGATGGTCTGGGCACCGGAGACGGAGTGGGCGGAGGAGTTGATCGAGGAGTGTGCGGCGTTCCCGAACGGGGACAACGACGACATGGTCGATTCGACAACACAGGCCATGATGAGGTTCCGTCAGGGGAACTTTGTGACCTTGCAGACAGACGATGTCGAGGAAGAGTCGAGTGACTCGCTTGTGTACGAGTATTATTAGCCCTAGAATCTGTGCAGTTTAACCTTGTTAAGGGTACGCCATGGACCGTGATCAATTAGACGCCTTGAATGCGTTGATTGCGCAGGAGGATGAGTCGGGGGATTACGACGATTTAGTGGAGATGGCCGAGGGTGGTCCGGTGGGTGAGGACATGGCATCTGAGGCAGAGTCGGGCGTGAGTTATTTTGCACAGGGCGGCGAGGTCGAGGACTCTGCTGCGATTTTAAATCGCATGCAACAGGGTCCTATGCCAGCACCTACGCCTGCGCCGCGTCGCACGGCAGCGCAGATGTTGCAGACCTTTGCCGAGGGTGGTGAGGTACAGAAGACGCCGTTCCCGGAGTTGTTGGACATCAACAAGCAGGTGAGTGCGGGTGCGCCGGTGGAGAATTTGTTCGGTGCGAATTTATCGCAGCCGACAACGGCGATGGCGAGTACGCCGAGCGAGATCAACATCCCGACGTTCCAGCCTACGTATACGCCACCCACGGGCCCGAACATCATCACGCCGACTCCGGCGATTGCGGGCATTGGCGCGCAGCCTACTTTGTCTCAGCCTGTGTCGGCACCGACGACGACATCGCGGTCGTTGTTTGAGCAACTCAATCCTTCGACGATGGCAGCGATGCCGGACTACACCACGGGTTTGTCTGCGTACACACCGACTGCCCAGACGTTCCAGAGACCAACACTGTTGACGAAGGAACAGTTACAGAAGGCACAGCCGACGTTAGTGCGGTATGAGCCGAGCATTACTTATGGTGGCTTAGAGACGTATCAGGGTCCGTTGCAAACGAGTCCGTATGCCGATACGGGCACCGTAACACCGGGCAGCGGCACGATTACGCCGACAGCACCGGAGCCTTTGCCCAATGTAACGCCGGGTGGTTACACGTACGCGAACTACGTGACACTGACCCCGGAACAGTTATCTGGCGTGGGTGACAAGGCGCAGATAGGTGAGGCGTATAAGGGCATTGTCACGCGTCAGCAGGCGGATGCAACGGCGGTACGTAACGAATACAACAAGGCCTTGGCCGAGGGCAATATGCCGTTGGTCGAGCAGCTAAAGCCGATCTTGGCTCAGCAGGAGTCCGAGTTAGCGAGGTCCAAGGCGGATCAGGCGTACGTGAATAAGTACTTTACGGGCGCGGCGGCGGCATTTGAAACGCCTGAGCAGTATCGTCAGCGTTTGCAACAGGCGCAGTTTACGGCGTTGAAGTTGCCGGAATTCACGGGTGCGACGGACATTGCAACACTGGGTGTGCCAGTGGGACCAGCGGTTGACCCGTACACCGCGTCGGTAACGCGGCAGACGAACGAGTACAACGCTGCGTTGAACACGTACAACCAGTTGGCGGCGGCGTATGGCAAGGACGTGGATTTTGTCAAAGACTATTTCAATACGATAGTCGTGCCGCAGAAGGCGGATGTCGATGCGTTGACCGTGGGCACTCAGGCAACAGCCAACAGGGCTGCGGCGACGGCGGCGTTCAATGCGATTAATGCGGGTCGTGCGTACAAGGTAGCGCCTGCGGTGGTGGCGGACTTCCGCAATGAGCAGCAGACGATTGCGGCGTATGCACCGTCGATCAAGGCGTTTGAGACGAACATCGGCGCGTTGACCAAGGCTCGTGATGCAGCGTCCAACTCTGGCTTCACTGAATACGCGTCGCAGTTGGATCAGTTGTTGCAGACTGAGTCGGACAAATATACGCAAGCGCTTGGTCAACGGCAGTCGGCGATTGACGCGGCGCAGCCTGATCCGATGCGTGACTACATTTTGGGTAAGCAGTTAGTGGCTCAGAAGATTGATGCGTTTGCACCGGTGGACATAAGCACGGTTGATTTCTCGAAGATGAATGCGGCCTTGTTTGATCCGGAGATTGCGCGTCAGACGAAGGACATGACGGCGGCACAGAACACGTACAACCAGTTGAGTACGTTGTATGGTGCCAAGAGTGATGTTGCGATGAACTTCTTGAACGACGTATTGAATCCGCAGAAGGCGGAGGTTACGCAGGCGACTGCTTTGAAGACAGCGGCGGCAGCGGCGATTGGTTCGTTTAACGCCGGTCGTGCGTATCCGAAGTACACGCGTCCTGCGATTACGGTGAACAAGACGACGACGGATGCGGCGATTAACAAGACGTTTGATCCGTTGGTTGCAACGTACAACAAGAACATTACGACGTTGGACTTGGCGAAGTCGAAGGCGCAGCAGGCGGGGTTGGATCAGTACGCTGAGTATTTTGATCAGTTGATTGGCAATGAGTACGCCAAGATTGATCAGGCCAATGCGGACCGTGAGGCGTATATTGGTGCGATACCGCGAGCGGAGGGTTCACCGCCGGAAGGTGAGGTGGCGGACAGTCGATCGAGGGCTTTACTAAAAAAGTTATCGGGGGATAGTGACGCCGCCACTGTCCCCGTACAGTCTTTTGCCAAAGGCGGCGAAGTAAAGCGGGAGTCGGATTCAGCGCGTGTATTGCGCAATGTCACGGGTGAGGCGCGTTCTTTGCGATCGGTGGAGAAGCCTGTATTGGGCTCTGTTGGCCGTGGTATTCAGAACGTGAGTGAATTTGTCTCCGCGCCGTTTGGCTACGAGAATCCGCCTGCGCGGATGTTGATGGATTTGTTGGGTGTTCCTGCGACGGGCCGTGCGATGGAGGATGTTGCGCAGGGTATGCCGTTAACGCGTGGCAAGGGTCAGGCGAGGCAGCTAAGACCTGATGCGGCGGAGGCGTTGATCAATGTCGCGCCACTGGCTCCTGTGGCTGCGAAGACAGGCGCTAAGTTAGCGGCCAAAGGCGCGAAGAAGGCTTTGCAAGAGTTGGGTCCGACGGCTGCGGGTATGGCGGAGAATCTTGCTGCCAAGACGGGCGCAGGCCCGATGTACGTGGTCAAACCAACGGGTGGAAACTTCATGCCTGCGGGGTTTGATTCTAAACTAGACCAATACCTAGAGAGTGTGGTTCAAGGTTTGTCTAAGGCGGAAGGGCTAGCGGGTAAGGACGCCAAGGCTGTCGCAGATTTCATCCGAACCAAGGGTCGCAAATATTTTACGACAGACTTTGGCACATCAAACGATCCGTTTAGGGCAGCGTTGTCTGAGGGTCGTTTAGGTGTATACGGCAAGGATAAAAACCTCTTTAGGGATTATCTTTTAGATGCAGCACGTGAGGGACGGCCTACCGCGATAGAAGACCTTGAACGAGCCTATGATGATGCAACGAAGTTACAAGGTATTGTGTATAACAAGCCAGAGGGGCGTGGGTTTACAACATCGGGTCGTGTAGAGACGGAACTACGTCAAAAATTAGAGGAAGCGGGAGTGCTGCCAGAGCATATTAATCCGGGGGGTCTTTACCCCTATTCCTCGCAAGAAATGGTGCAGACGTCTTTTAGTCCTGCAAGAAAAAAGTTGGGAGAGTTGCTAAAGGCAATGGAAGAGCTTCCTCCCGAGTTGCAAGCAGACTTTATTCGTGGCGTAGGTCAAAGAAATCCGGAAGCGCAGTCAATCTTGTATGCGGCGACGAAGGAGCAACCGATCTACGATCTGTCTCAAACCCCTGCAATGGACTTTTTGAGACCGGAAAATGTTGCAGAGGATATAGCTTCAGTTGTTGCAGCAGGATCACTCAAGGATTTGGAGCGCATGACCTTCTCTGATGCTGTGATCCGTGGTGCGCAGAACATGCGTTTAAAGCGTGACTGGCAGACGGTGATACAAACGGCGAAGGAAGGCAAGAAGGTTCCGAAAGAGATTTACCTTAAGGGTACTGAACCTGCGACTGGGACAGGGATACCTTTACGTGTTGGTGAGAACCTGCAGTGGGTGCGGATCATGACGCCTGATGCGGTGGAGCTAGAGGGTGCGGCAATGCGCCATTCTGTCGGGGATTATAAGTACAAAGACGTGTACAACCTTGGCGGCAAAGAAGGGTTTAAATCTGAACGAGCGCGGGTTTATTCGTTACGCAATGAAAAAGGTGTGCCACAGGTCACGGTAGAAATGGAAGCCTTGCCAGATGGGGGTGGGCTTCGCGTAACAAGGCAGATACAGGGTAAGTTTAATAGTGAGCCAAACGAAGAGCAGAAGCGCGCGATCTTCCAGCTATTCGATGAATTAAATCCGCAGTCCATTGAGTCGGCTAAGTACAGTTCGACGCGAACAGGTGAGCGATTAGAGAACGACACAAACGTCAACTGGGGCGACTTGTACAACCAGTACAAGAACTACAAAGAAGGCACTCAGGGCTTTGCAGGTGGCGGCATCGTTCGAAAGGCGGCACAGGCCTTGACGAAGATGGGCGCGAAAGAGTCGCAGGTCGCTGGTAAAGAGTTGACCACGCTACAGGATACATATACTTCGTTTGGCGACAGCGTCCGTGATCGTGCTGCAAAAATGCAGCAGCAGATGGACGAGATGGAGTTTAAGTACAAGCCGGGGCAGCGGGTCTTTACTGAGGATTCTGCGAAAAAGAATAAGCCACCATATACAATCAAGTCCAAGCGTCTATACGGCAATATTCCGATGCGTGAACCGCACCCTGATAACCCATTAATGGGTAAAGTCATAAAAGACCCTAAAACAGGTAAAACTCAAAGAACACCGTATGAGCCCGGTTATTTAGTGCGTTATGAGAAGGGGGATGATTGGTCTGAGTTTGTTCTCCCAGAGTCCGCGATCAAAGGTTCGGTAGACGAGTTTGCCAAGGGTGGTAGAGTCGGTAAAAAGCTCCCCGGTAAGCGTAAATACATTTAAGGAACAGTCATGCCAATAGATAAGCTCGGGGAAAACGAAAAGCCCTTGTCCGTGGAGATTGAAGCGGCGGGCATGCCTGAGATTGAAATCGTCTTGGAAGAGGACGGTGGGGCGACGATTGAGATGGGTGAGGAGGAAGCAGCGGAAGTTGACTTCTACGACAACCTTGCCGAGGTAATTAGCGCCGACGATTTGTCCGAGATGTCGCAGACGTTGTTGGCTTTTTACGAGGCAGACAAGTCATCGAGATCGGATTGGGAGACGATGTACTCCAAGGGCCTTGATCTGTTGGGCTTGAAGCTTGAAGAGCGGACCAAGCCTTTCCGTGGTGCGGCGGGGGCAGTGCATCCGATGTTGACGGAAGCCATTGTGCAGTTCCAAGCGCAGGCGATGAAGGAGTTGATGCCGTCGAGTGGCCCGGTTAGAACGCAGATCGTGGGCAAAGAGACGTTGGACAAGGCCCAACAGGCGGCTCGCGTTCAGGATTTCATGAATTATCAGATCACAACGGTGATGGAGGAGTACACACCGGAGTTTGATCAGGCGCTGTTCTACCTTGGTTATGGTGGATCGGTGTTCAAGAAGGTTTATTTTGACCGTTACTTGGGCCGGATGGTGTCCAAGCTGGTCTTGGCGGACGATTTGTACATCCCGTACTACGGCTCAAGCGTCATGGGCCAATGCTCACGGATCACGCATCGTGTGGCAATGTCCGCAAACGAGTTCAAAAAGCGTGTTTTGGCGGGTGAGTACCTTGATTTGGACTTGCAGCCAGAGGCGTATGACCCAACAGCGAGCGATATTTCCGAGGCAGTCAACAAACAGACGGGTTTAACGCCGTCTGACGATGCGGAAGAGATGTTTTTGCTTGAGATGCATGTCGATTATGACGTGCCGGGCTTTGAGGATGTGGGTGAAGACGGGGAACCGACGGGAATTAAGCTGCCTTTCTTGATTACGATCGAGGAAGTGAGCGGTCGCGTGGTCGGTGTGCGTCGAAATTGGGAAGAAAAGGACGAATTAAAGCTTCGAATTCCTGCTTTTGTGCATTACGTGCTGGTGGAGGGCTTGGGCGCGTACGGTTTGGGCTTTGTGCACCTGATTGGTGGCTTATCGAAGACTGCAACGATGGCGTTGCGTCAGCTTTTGGACGCTGGAACGCTCTCGAACCTGCCTGCGGGCTTCAAAGCGAAGGGTGCGCGTATCGCAGATAGCGATAATCCGATCCAACCGGGCGAGTGGCGAGACATTGACGCGGGTGGCGCGGAGCTAACGTCGTCATTACTGCCGTTGCCGTACAAAGAACCGAGCCAGACGCTGTTCTCGTTGCTTGGTTTTGTGGTGGATGCGGGCAAACGCTTGGCATCGATTGCTGACATGCAGGTGGGTGAAGGCAATC